TGCTAGATACACTCACGAGACTGTAGCTTTAGCGTTTTCAATCACTGAAGAAGCGATTGAAGATAACTTGTATGACAGACTTGCTAGTAGATACACAAAAGCATTAGCTAGATCTATGGCGAATACAAAACAAGTTAAAGCAGTAGCTCCGTTGATTAACGGTCTACCAACTAACGATGCTTTCGATTCAGGTGATGGTGTTTCATTATTTAACACTTCTCACCCAACAATCGCAGGTACTGTTAGCAACACTTTAGCAACTCAAGCGGACTTAAACGAAACATCATTGGAGCAGTCTTTAATCGACATCGCTGCAATGACTGACGAAAGAGGTCTAAAAATTGCTGCTAGAGGAGTAAAAATGATTATTCCTTCTGAGCTTCAATTTACAGCTGAGAGATTGATGAAGTCTCAAGGTAGAGTTGGAACTGCTGACAATGACGTGAATGCTATCGTGTCTATGGGAATGATCCCACAAGGTTACAGAGTTAATAACTTTTTAACTGACACAGATGCGTTCTACATCATGACTGACGTGCCAAATGGTATGAAGTACTTTGAAAGAGCCCCAATTAAAACGGCTATGGAAGGTGACTTTGATACTGGTAACGTAAGATACAAAGCTAGAGAAAGATACTCATTTGGTGTATCTGACTACAGAGGTATCTTCGGCGTTGAAGGTGCGTAATACCTAATAATTTTGTGGCGGGACATTGTTCCGCCACAATTGTAAAATAGAAAGACAAAACCATGAATAAATACTTAGTTAAAATATTTACAAAACACTTACAAACAAAGTTTGAAATTGAAAGCGATAAAGAGATAAATAATGCGGATGAGCTAAATAAACCCATTATTGACTTTTTAGGAAAATCTGATATAAAATGGGAACAAAATGATCTGCAATACAATAGTACTGCAAATGATTTTTATATAACCTATGAGGAGGTTAATAATGGCTCAGGACAACATGGTATTGTTCGCGAAGAAGCTGAAACTCGAGTCTAAATGGAACGAGTTGTTTCTCGAAAACAAAGGACAAATTACCGCTGAAATGTCTGTTATAGGTGATGAGATCAAAACTGTAATTAGATCAATCATCAGACAACAGGAAGAGCAAGTCCGAACCAATCCGTTAGATGGCGAAGTTCATCTTTACGCTGGTTAATTAGGACTAATACATCGCTGTAAAAGACTCTTTTACCGTAGGGATCTCTTGCACTTTTCAATAAATTCATATATAAATTAGTTACTATACATAAATTATTCTGCATAGACGAGTATAGTCGACGGCCTAGAGACTATGTGGAAATAACTAGGAGGATATAAATATGGCAAAAACTACGTTCACAGGACCAGTAGTATCTTTAAATGGTTTCCAAGGCGTTGGTGTAGGAATGCCTGTAACACTTACAAGTGGAGCAGTAACTGTAGCATCACACGCAGGAAAACTTTTAAAAATTGGTTCTGACACAGATGGTAAAATTACTTTACCAACAATTAATGACAGTGCAGCAGGAGCAACTGATTCAACTGGATTAAACTCAGGTAGCAATATCGGAGCACAATTCTTTTTTTATGTTGAAACTGCATGTACAGATCTTGACATCAAAACTGATGGTACTGATAAATTCATCGGTGGATTAGCAGTTGCAAGCACAAACGCAACAACTTTTAATACAAGAGTATTTGTACCAGCAGCTACTAATGATGTAATCACTATGAATGGTGATACTCAAGGTGGTAAAGTTGGTTCTGTATTAAAAATCACAGCATTGGATGATAACAAATATGTAGCGGAAGGTGTCTTAATAGGTACTTCTACTTCAAATGCAAGTGTCACTCCATTCGCTGACGCGTAATAAATAATTAATGTGGGCCTTCGGGCCCACACAATTTTAATAGGAGAAAATTATGGCAAGTAAAGGCGATATACAAGCAACTAGATTTACAGCAGCTACTTCAAATGCAGTTATTGCTCCGGCAGTAAGATTAAGAGGTATTATTGCTTCTAATACAGATGCTACAAATGCAGGTGTTGTAGAATTAAAAACAACTAGTGCAACAGGATCAACTTTGTTTGTTGCAGACATACCAGCTGGTGATGTAATTAACTTTTCATTCCCTGAAGACGGAATTGTATTTAGAGAAGGTGTATTTGTTTCTACATTTACAACTGTTGCGGCTGTAACATTATTGACTGACAAATATTCTGGATAAGGAGTTTTAATGGCTACCTCTGGAACAACAACTTTTGAATCAGGTTTTTATATTGATGATATAATCACTGAAGCTTATGAAAGAATAGGTAGATTTGATTATTCAGGTAATGATATAAAAACTGCAAGACGTTCTTTAAACATAATGTTTCAAGAATGGGCAAACAGAGGTTTGCATTATTGGCAAGTAAAAAATAATTCAATTACATTAGTTGATGGTCAATCAGTATATACTATGTACAGATCAACAGCTGATGGCACTTCAGATGCAACAGCGGTATATGGAGTTGATGATATTTTAGAAGCAAGTTATAGAAATGCTTCTAGTGTTGATACACCTTTAACAAAAATTAATAGATCTTCTTATCAAGCATTTTCAAATAAAACATCCACTGGTGTTCCATCACAATATTTTGTACAAAGATTTATAGATAGAATTACAGTAACTTTATATTTAACTCCCGGAAGCACTGAAGCCGGAAACTTTTTAAACTATTATTATGTTAGCAGGATTCAGGATGCAGGGGCTTATTCTAATGAAGCAGATGTACCTTATAGATTTGTACCTTGTATGGTTGCAGGACTTGCATATTATTTATCAATTAAATTTAATCCACAATTGGTTCAACAAATGAAATTACTTTATGAAGATGAACTCAATAGAGCTTTAACTGAAGATGGTTCTTCATCTAGCTCTTACATAACCCCAAAAAATTATTATCCAAATGTCTAGATCAAATGGAAAATATGCACAATTTATTTCTGATAGAAGTGGACAAGCATTTCCATATACAGAAATGGTTATTGAATGGAATGGAGCAAGAGTCCATGTTTCAGAATTTGAACCTAAGCATCCGCAATTAGAACCAAAACCACATACCGCTGATCCACAAGGATTACAGAATGCAAGACCGGATAGAACAGAACCGGCAGTTCTAATTTTACTACAAAACAATCCATTTGAAACTATAATTTATTCTGGATCAACTTATGTAAATGTCTATTCACCCAATCATGGACGATCAACTGGTAATACAGTTAGATTTAGAGGACCAACAAGTGCTACCGGGTATTTAAATGTACCTTCTTTTAATGGAGTAACCGATATTAGTAATGCAAGTGGATTTACAATTACAGTTGGAAAAATTAATGGAAGTGGTACTATAACAGATACAACAAATTATTATCACTTTACAAGTACCGATACGGCTACAACAAGTGGAGTAAATGGAGGAGGAAACGGTTGCACTGCAGGGCCAGTGACGTTACAAGGTTAATATGACATACGCAGAATTAGTACAAAAAATTAGAGATTACACAGAAGTAGATAGTAATGTTTTAACATCTACGATTGTTGATGGTATTATTGAAGATGCTGAATGGAGAATTTTTAGAGATGTTGATTCTGATAATAATAAACGATATGCAACAGCAAATCTAATTGCATCACAAAGATTTATAGATGTACCAGCTGATTTATTGGTTGTTCGATCAGCTCAAATTGTAGATGGTGGATCAGGGGGAACTAGAAACTTCTTAGAATATAGAGATACAAGTTTTATGTCTGAATATAATTCAACTGGAGTAACTGGAGAGCCAAAATATTACAGTATGTGGGACAAAGATACTATTGTTTTAGCGCCTACACCAAGCTCAACTTATGAAATTCAATTAAATTATATCTTGAAAGATCCAGGTTTATCGAGTACAAATACAACCACATACTTAAGTAAGTATTTTCCCAACGGACTTTTGTATGCATGTTTAGTAGAAGCATTTTCTTTTCTAAAGGGGCCAAATGATCTCTTGCAATTATACGAAGGAAAGTATAAACAAGTAGTTGAAGGCTTCTCTATAGAACAAATGGGAAGACGAAGACGAGATGAATATCAATCAGGTGTTCCTCGAGTCGGAGGCAAATAAGGAGATAAACTATGGCGATAACACAAGCGATTGCAAATTCGTTTAAAAAAGAATTGTTAGAAGGTCAACATGAATTCCAATTTGGTGGAGATAAATTCAAATTGGCTCTTTATAGTTCTTCAGCTACTTTAAACTCAGCAACAACTTCTTTTACAACTACAGGTCAAGTTGGTAATAGTGGAACCTACACTTCAGGTGGTGGAGCATTAGTACAACCAAATCCAAGTACGTCAGTTGCATCAGGTGTTGCGATTGTTGATTTTAATGATTTATCTTTTACAGGTGCAACGATCACTGCAAGAGGTGCATTGATTT